ATATCATCGGCAGCGGCAGATTTGTATAAGAGCAGATATCTGGGGTTGAGGATAGAAAAAGCCATATGAAAAGTCATCACCAGCATATGTGTAGACTTGGCAGGAGTTGGTGAGACCTTGAACGGCAACATATCCGAGGGGCGCAGTCTGGACAAACTCGTTGAGTTCGATAAAATGATAGATAGTCTGAAACGGAATAGCGAAATCTATATACTCATTAGAAGGACACACACGGTAAGCCAACTCAAGGGGGGGACGGGCAATATCAGGGGGGGCTATGACAGGAGTGGTTGTAGCATTGATCTGTACGACGTCAGTCGAAAAGAGGCCGGAGAACGTCATAGTGTTAGCACCAGATCCACCAGGATAGAAAGAGACACGAATTGGAGTAGCTTGAGTGCCAAGGTTAACAATGCGATAGTGTATACTACCGGACCAGGCACGATAATATCTCTCGAATCCAAAGTGGGGTTCAACAGGGAAGACGGTAGTAATAACACCAGCTTTGTTCTGCTCGGTCCAAGACTTCCTAAAGGAAGGAAGCACAATACCACGACGCACAAAATCGGTAATGTCAGTGAGCTGATAAGCAAACTGGGAACCAACCATCTCGTCACTTTCACTTTCTTCGTCGGAGGCAAAGCCACCCTCCTCATCGTCCATATCGTCCACTCCAAGAGTGGTGGAAAAGAAGTCGTTGGGCTCGCTTGATAAAAAGCCAGGAGGGAAGCGATTCGCAACGTCCATACCATACTGATGTAGCAAAAGGGCTAGATTGAACCTATTAGCGCCGAGTGGCTTGAGGGGTTTGCGGAGAGCGCAATAACCAACGTAGCAGGCATTCAAGTCACCTCCTAAGAGATGAAGGGAACCAACCCAGTACAACTGGCCGTCATAGTAAATGTGAAGTGGGGAACCACAATCACCTTTAGCACCATAGAGGTCATGACAGCGAATCCAAATCACACGCTCATCTTCGTAAGTGTTGACAGAATAAGGTTGCACCGGACCGAGGAGTGCACTGCGGAACTCTCCGTTCGTGTTCTCGACGTAAAGAACAGGTTTTGGAGCAGGCATGGAAGCTAAAGTGACCTTGAAAAAGAGAATATCATCAGAGGAATACACACCATCATCACAGCAGATACCTATCAATTCGTTATATCTATACACGTAAAAAGAACCGAATTGGAGTCCATTAGCTTCTAGATAATTATGGAGGGAACATACAAAACCAGTGCCTATATTCTTAAAGACAACCCAATCACAAGGGATCCTCACACCGGACGTGGAATACCTAGATTTGAGATAATAAACAGACTGGTGTCCATCATCGTGGTAACGTCCAAATACACGCTTGATAGTGTTCTTTGCAAAAGAACCTATACCAGCAGCCTTTAGGAAGGGGACAGGACGTGGGACACGTGTGTCAACGTTAATCATCTCACAAATCACAAGCACATCACAAGTCGCGGAAACACCTTCAATAGCATGAATGGGGTTCATCACAGTGGTAGTCACATTACCTAAATAGTAGTCCTCAGGAACATCTTGGAGTCGCTTAAAACCTTCGAAGGTTCTAAGGTAGTCGGTGAGGGCAAGGTAACTAAAGACGAAAGAGTAGGAGTCGATTTCTGCATCGACGTTGATAAGATCACCTTTGTAATAAGGGATGTCAGCAGCGGCAGGGGTTTGGGGTCCATACACGGTAGTTATACGCAATCGGCCAGTAGAATAAGCATTCTTGACAAACTTAAAAGTGATAGCAAAATCACAGTGCCAGAAAGTGGCAAGGTTCAAGAAAGTCACAGGGGCGGGAACAACATCATCATAACCAGTAACACCGGGAACACAGTTAAGGTGGAAAACATTGAGAACGGAACCAGACCCTTTGTCAGCGGTCCACGTGAAATTCGTCAACAAGAAAGGACGGGAGATCAAGTCGCTTAGTAGCATATCACCACCAAGGAAGATATTCTCACGGGCACGACCATCAAAGGCGGCTTCATTTTCTCTGAGTTCATTGGTATCACGCACACCATCGACATTGGATAATGGCATGTAACGCTGAGTAACAACTTGGGGTTGACCAACTTCTTCGGGGGCATCCAGACCGATAAGATCGGCAACAGTACCAGCTAGTCTAGCAGTACGCTCCACAGTTTTGCAGAGCTGTTTGCCAATACCAGCAGCAGCGATCTTAAAACGACGAGCCTGGAATGCCTTCATGTCAATGTACTTAGCAAACACCGTGATCGAGGCAGCCTGAGGGCTAGCCTGATCATCGGCATAAGGTGAAAACACAGCGATATGCAGCCATCCGGAAAATTGGGTGCGATTGAAAATAAGGGCGTTCTGATAAAGGTTACGAGGCGAAATGAAACCCTGGACTAACTGGGCATTGTCACTATTCATCGGGGTCATAAAGACATGAGGGACAGTGAGCATATCCTTGAGATTCAAAGGGCGACCAGCATTCTTAGAACCCAAAGGCTCTAAGTAAGCTATGAGGAGCCCACGGCTGAAACGGGAAGCAGTTATCTTGAATGTAACAGCGCAGTGGAAATTAGAGAAGTGGGTGGTAAATAAGGGCATTGAGGCCAAAGTCTGCACAGGGGGCAGACATGGCATCTGAGTATTCCACAACTCAGTTCCAGCGGTCTGTGAAGCATCCCATTCAAAGTGAGCAACCTCAAAGGGGGCTGTCGCAGCATCATACATCTCTACGGGTTCCTCAGGGACACTGCTCAAGTCACGGGGTATGACTTCGGTAGTCTCCTCTTCAACACTATCATGGTCAAGAACAAAAGGCATCATCGCAACTGGCAGTCTATTCACAACAGCAGAGGATTGGTACAACTTATGCAAAAGTAAATCACGGGAGCCAATATTGTAGGGTACTTTGATAGGTGAAATGGCGCGCAGCCAGGTAACGGCCTCGTTGAAGACCGACTCAGGTTGGGCAGCAATGGCACGTATCAGACTCTCAAGAGCATCAGCACAAATATCGGATTCAAACGAGTAGGACAAAGCACGGTAGAAATGGGACATACTTAAAGCACCCATATAACCAAAAGGAGTCTTGTGGAAATTGTGGGACAAGAAGGTAACTTGATCGAGAGAGAGATAGTCGTGAATAACATCAGACTTATCACCAGGGGTAACCTTTAGTCCTAAACGAGCACAGAACTTCTGGTACATGGGGAATGTCAAATCGAGATCGGGGCTAACAGTAAACAACATATCATCTCCATAGAACAGACATGATATATTAGAGTCAAAATCAGAGTTCGGGTGGTAGAAGTAAAACGCACTGCGCAGATAAAGCTCATTTACGATGCAGTTAACAATGGTAGTGAAGAGATTACCGCTAGTGTTAATGGATCTGGGGGTGATACGATCGCCATCAAAGTAGATGATAGGATCCAAGTTGACGGCAGCGTACCGGTGAAATTCTTCAGCAGACATCAGACCAGAGTGAGCGACAATCTTTTCAAGTACATCATAAGCAGCTTCAAGATAAGGGCGAGGGATCGTCAAATCAAAAGCAGAGTAATCAGCATCGACAAAGCGGTTTGGACGGTCTAAATACTTCAGATGTTGCAGCATCAGTTCAGCATCTAGACTTTCAATGTTCACACCAATAGCCATATTATGGTTACGAGTATAATCATAAAAGTCTGACAAAAGTGGGGCTAAACGAGCACGCATATAGACGTTCAGGACGGCATCAGATGGCATAATAACTCTAGGACGATTCTCGAGATACTTGGATTCCTTCAAGGGTTCATCCTTGAAAGCGCACACAGTATAGAACTGACATGGTGTTCCTTTGGTAATATACTCCGTAACTTCGGCAAGACGCTTATCGAACATAGGAGACGTTAAAATCTCCTCGTCAACAACGCGAATAAAGGAGCGTTTACCAGAAAGAGCAGGGTCCTTAGTCTCAAGACCAAGGGGCCAAGCCATGCTAGTATCTAGATCAAGGGAATTCAAGCTATGGTAACCACAAACAGCATCTCTCATGGAAGGGGTGGGGTAACGACGGTCTTCAAGGGTCCATAAATGAACCAGATCAGCCTTAGCACGATTGATAAGGGTCTGATCACACAGTGTCTCATTAGCACAATCCTTAAGTCTTTGAATGAATGTCACTTTAGGATCAACGCCAGTGGCGGACGTCGCGGCACTCATAGGAGGTTTGTAGAAATGAGTTCCTGCCTTCTCTTCACATGCAGCACGAAGAGACGTAGCGTGTAGGCGTGAACCACGGCAAACTGGGTAGCTTGCTGGATCCTTCCACGACGCTGGGCAGTGAGATTCGTAAACGGGGCAAAGGAGATCAACTTGCTCTTTAGAGACAACCTGGAACATGGACGCAGATTGTCCAGAGATAGTGCCGGCAACCAGAATACCAACAATGCGATTAGCTTGGTCCAAAAGGGCCTTGCCACAATCGCCCGCGACACTTGGTATGGGCACACTAAGAGCATTCTCAATAACATACATCTTTGGCATCTTCGTAACAATATCAAAACCTTGGTAACTACACTCGATAACCTCAGGAATATACTGGGCACGGGAACCGGGCATCAGCATAAGAGTATCAGCAGCAGATGATAAAACACCAGCTTCAGACTTAGCGAGATTAGGGAAGTAGCTTGCAGGGGAAAGGTTGGTAGGCACACGGAAAACACAAATATCCTTAGCAGTCTCAGCTTTAGAAGTGTAGAACTTCGGACGTTGGGGTAACGCAAAGGTTCGATCACCATAAGTAATCGAATACGAAAAGTTGTCAAGCATTGCGTCATCGCTGGGAAGCCAGTGGGCGTAGGTGAGATAACGATCATTTCCAACATAAATGCAACGAACAGGTAAAACACGGTCAACATCATCAGTCTTACGGTCAACGTTAAGAATGGCATAGTTCACAAGCATGGAGTTCTGGTGGGCTTCAGCAATGGTGGGCTGTACCTTTCTCTGTTGACGGCGAATGCGAACATCATAAGTCTCAGCAACATACTTTGGTTGACGGGGTCCAAGGAGCCACTTAAACAAGGTGTAAAAACCACCAAGTGCAGCAGCACCAAGAGCCAAACTTCCAACAGTCTTCACGGCATCACTAACAGCTTCTGAGTCATTGTATCCAAGGGACTTCATGAAGTAAGCATTGCGAGCACGACGGGCTTCGTTGTAATACTTGAGGTACTTCTGGCGAGCAAATCTGAGCTTAACATCAGCCTCAGAAACCGCAGCGTTCACCATCTCGAGGGGCATTGGATCGTAGTTCAATTGGTTAACATCACCTTCGGCAACATCTTCGATGAACTTATAAGTGTGTTTAGCGAGTGAAAGCTGGTAAGCCCAACCTTCCTCACCATCATGATCATCTCCTTCAAGGGTAAGATGATGTACGTCACCATTCACAGTAAAATCACGGTGTTCAAGCTCAGCATTAGTTGCACATAAAGCACAAGCTTTGTCAACATTCTTCTTGCTGAAGGGGTTCTTCATCTTAGCGGCTAAACGAGGTAGGTCATCTTGGATCTCAACAGCAGCTAAGTCCACTAATGCACGGTACTTACGCTCAATATCGGAACCTTTAGGAGGGACGACGTTGAGGGAATTGTAGTTACTGGAGAGGAGGTCGTAAAAAACCTGACAGGGAATGTCATGTTTCTTATCGATGACTTTGCGAGTGGCAAAGATCTTCTTACGGCGATGGACCTCTTCCACCAGACGCTCTAGAACTTGATCGTAGGTAAACGTCTCTCCCTTTATCTCTTCATTCTCAGTCTTAATGACTTCAGTGAACTTGAGCCACGGCAAGTGCTCCTGATCTTCAGCAGAAAGCACAACATCTTGGTGATTGGCCTTAAGCCCAAGCTTCTCCATCATCTCATCATCTCCAGTGACTTCATAGCGGAAATGTTCACGGTTGTACAGGGAGGGCAGGTTGATTCCAGATAAAGCAGCGGGGTACAACAATCTCTCGGAAGTAGCAAACACGATATCAGGGGCAAGCGAGGAGTGTTTGTTAGACTCAATGCCAACAATATCAGAGCCATAGACATGGGTAGGGATCGAATTGACAATCTCCTTAAAACGAGTGGCGGTCTCGACTCTGTACTTCTCATTAGCATAGATCTCATCAAAGATAATGACTCTTTCGCAGCCAGTCAGTTGCTCAAAGTTACGTTCACCAATGGTAATATTCTGCCACTGGTGGGGGCCATAGTGCATATCAGCGATCATCTTGGCAACAGCTTTAGATTTACCAATACCAGATTTACCATAAAGTCTCATACATACTGGTTCCATACGGACACCAGCAGTGGTAATGTGGCGAGTAACGTCACGGGAGATCTTGGCAACATCACGGTAATAGCCATTCACAGTAGAGCAAGTCTTGTCATTCTTGTACTTCACGAGGTAATTCTGACACTGCGTGAGGTAAGAGTCAATGTAGGAGATCACAGTAGGGTCCAAAAGGACTTCAGCACAGTTACCAAAGGCAATGATTGTATTGTAGCCACCAGTGAGCATAGCAAATTCACTATCAGCAGGATTGTTAGTAATAGCAGAAAGGATAGATTGGGGTAACAACCAGCTAAGCAGAGTATCAACACTAGCGACAGCATCAGTCGAAGTCATCAGAGCCTTATAGTTTGATAAGAATCGGGTTACATAGTTTCCAGCAGGCACGATAGCACCAACCAAAGCAAGGACAGGCATGACATAGGATGCGGGCGAAGCATTTGCGAAATTAACAGAGCCCATCACAAGCTTAGTAGCACGTTCAGCAGACCACATCGTCCTAAAAATCTTGTAAAGGACAAACACAGTAAAGCAGATCACGATAGTGATCATGACATCTTTCGCGGCATTGATAGATAACAACTTCTCAATCTTATGTATAACTTCTTCAGCAGCTTCACGAATCATGGCCAACATGGCTAGGAAAGTTTCCCATAACCAATTAAGACCTAGATTTGCAAAGAGTGACTTCAAAGCGTTAGTGAACCTGGTGAGGGCGTCACCAACGAAGTTACGCACAGTTTCAGCGAGATAATTACAAATAGACTTGCAGGGATTAACTATCAAACGCGTCAATTGTCTCACAACAAAATCAACGGGTCCATGAGCTTGAATCACACACATCAATTTGTTATCATCAATCGATTCCATCATCGAGTAACAGCTTCTCATCGTACGGTCAACGATCTCATTCACTTCAGGGTCAGTATCATCATCAGCTGACTGGTTAACATCAACATCCACATTGTTAACAATCTCACAAGAACAAGCTTGACCGGCAGGGCACATCTCAGAGTCAGACTGAGGCTCCTCCTGCTCATCATCTTCAGTAGGATCAGCACACACAACTTCTTCTTCACACTTCTTCAAAGGTTCACGGTCGGGGATGGTTGCTAATTCATCATCGTCAAAATCTTCAGCATAGGAACCATCAGAATTCATGAGACCGGCAGCTTCAATAGTACCAACAGGCACATTATCGGTTGCTTGGGACTTACCGAGGGCCTCGATATAAGAGTCAATACCCTTAATTGTGACACCATCTTCACCATTAGCAGCACAGTAACTCTCTAACTCACATAGGTAATCACAGAAACCATCACTTCTGTACTCCATGGCACTGAAGCACATAATAACGGCTTGCTTTGCAGCAGCTCGTTTGGACAGCCTAGAGATATCGAAATAGTTAGCTTTGGGGATACTCATAACTTGTAAGAAGTAAACAACAGCAGCACGGAGTCTCTTAGGATCGTTAAGGTTGTGCAAAGCATAACTGATAACGTTATAACAGTCCCACTTCTCAAGGTTCTTCGCAGATGGGACACCTCTATATTCGTACTTCTGGACACCAGTGCAATAGCGTAATACATGTAACATCTCTTGCCAATGAAGGGTGGGGGGCAGGGACTTCTTATTCTTCTCACGGTCTTTAACCATCAAACTGTGGCATTTATCAGCAACAGCGTGAGTGGCTAACTTCAATTGCTTCTTCTTCCTTTCCGTAGTCTTCTCCTTTCGAGACGCCTCATAGTTCTCATTACGTTGCTTGGCTAAGGTACGCCTCTTCTCACCTTGACGACCACGTTTTCCTCGGCGAGCACGAGTCTTCAACTCATCAGGTTTAGGAACATCTTGCTTCTTAATACCTTGTTCCTTAGCAATCTCGGCACGCACACTGTTATCGGCAACAACGGGGTTCTTAGCCAACTTGCCAGCTTTGGGGTCAAACTTGCGAGCAGTCCAAGTATGGGTCTTCACATTGTTGACCATCTTAAGGTTAACTTCTTGTGGCTTAGCGGAGGCAGCAACCATAAAAGGTTCGGAAGCAGGGGATTCAGGGGTTGAGGGTTTAGGGTCAAAGGGACGGAGGACTTTGAGTCCAGGGATTGGGTTAACAACAGGTTTGGAGGTAGGTTTAGGGGGTTCAGGGGCAGGATTCTTTGGGCATTGTTCGGGCAGCGGGGTAACAGTCTTAAGGGCATAGGGGTTATGATCCATCAACTTTCGTTCTCCAGTGGAACGGTTCTTAACAATGAATTTACCATTGTTAGGACCACCATGAATGAGAACGACTCCAGCATCAACTTCTTCTTGCCAGATCTTGTTCTTCATCATCTCTTCTCTCTTCTTCTCTTCTTCAGTCTTCATCATCTCATCATACTTCTTAAATCTTCTATCAATCTCTTCTTCTGACTTACAAACATTAACAGGACGAATGGCGGCACCAGACTCCTCATCAGCGGGAGCAGGGACTTTTACGCCAACACAGTGGGAGTTATCAATAACTTCGGACATTTTGGTTTGGTTAAGATTTGCTTTGCAGCAGGGGGTTTCCACAATTTTACCATTG